CATGATCCGCAAGGCCAAGCCGAACAGACTGTATCTCGTCTGCGCCCCAACCTATCCCATGCTGAGCGATGCCAGCTTTCGCAGCTTCCTGGCCGTGGCCGAGGAGTTGGGCATTGTCAATCCTGAGGATATCCGGCGCAGCAGCCCGCCGTCGATCAAGCTGCGGACTGGGGCGGAAGTGCTGTTCCGCACTGGTGATGAGCCTGACCGTCTCCGCGGTCCGAACCTGTCGGGGATATGGCTGGACGAGGCCAGCCTGATGGATGAAGGGGTATTCAACATCACCATCGGCCGTCTTCGGGAGCAGGGGGAGCAAGGCTGGCTAACGGCCACATTCACGCCGAAGGGCAGGACGCATTGGACGTACAACATCTTCGCCACGGGCCGGGCGGACACTGAGATCTTCCATTCGCGGACGGCAGACAACCCTTTCCTGCCCGATAGCTTCTATGCCACGGTTCGGCAGCAGTACACGAGAGCCCTGGCGGCCCAGGAACTGGAGGGCGAGTTCGTAGACTTGTCGGGCTCGATGTTCAAGCGGCACTGGTTCCCGATCGTGGCTGCCAGCCCGCGGGAAGCCGATCGCGTGCGTTACTGGGACAAGGCGGCGACTGAGAATGATGGCGACTATTCCTGCGGCGTGCGGATTGCCGAGGCTGACGGCATGTACTACGTCGAGGACGTAGTGCGGGGCCAATGGGGGGCCGGGCAGCGTGATCGCATTATCATCCAGACGGCAGCGCTGGACGATCGCCTGGGCGACTGCGAGATATGGACGGAGCAAGAGCCTGGCAGCGGCGGCAAGGAATCGGCCGAGAATACAATCAAGCTGCTGGCGGGTTATTCGATTCGCGCGCACAAGGTCACTGGCGATAAGATGACGCGGGCTGACCCGTTCGCGGCGCAGGCCGAGGCCGGCAACGTGAAGATCGTGGCGGGTGCATGGAATGCTGACTGGCTCGATGAACTTTGCAGCTTCCCCGAAGGCAAGCACGACGACCAGGTGGACGCGAGCGCGGGTGCTTTCTCAAAGCTGCACTTGAAGCTAACACTGTGGGGTGTGCATTGAACGTTGCAGCATGGGTCGCAGGCGCTGAGTTGGGCAAGCTGGCGGGCAGGCCCATCTATCATCGGCCGGACACGCAGGACGAAATTGTGTACGACGAGGTCGTCATCGAGAACGAATACGAGTTGCCCGAGCGCTTCGAGGCCACGGACACGATCATTGACGTGGGCGCGCACATCGGCATCTTCGCGCTGGCCTGCTTCGGCCGCGGGGCGGGGCGCGTCATCAGCTTCGAGCCGGACCCGGATAACTGCAAGGTGTTGCGCATCAATCATCCGCACCTGGAGCATTGCTATTCGATGCCGGTGTGGGGGAACAACGAACCGATTGAGTTCCTGCCCAATTGCGTGCATCCGCACTATACGGCGATCCCCAGGATGTATCGGGCGGGCTGGCGGGGCGAGCGCTGGCAGGCGATCCCCATCGACCAGATTCTGCATGACTTCTCGCCCGTGCGACTGCTGAAGCTGGACTGCGAGGGCGCCGAGTTCAGCATCTTCCGGCATGGCACGCTGTTCAGGAATTGCCAGACCATCGTGGGCGAGTTGCACCACATGTACACGCACGAGAGCGAAGAAATGGTGCGGGGCCTATCGAAGTTGCGGCAGATGGGCTTCAAGATTCGTTGGCGCGCGAACGTACACGCGTCGGAAATGTTGTCACATTTCTGGGCGGAAAGGTTATATTGATTCGCATGAACTTCGCGCGTGGCAGCCAATACGGGTCGATCAACGAAAGCTGGGAGCAGCGGGAAAAGGATTCTGCTGACTTCTTTGTCAAGGCGATCGGCGACCGGATGATGGCCGAGCTGTTCGCGCCCTCGGCCACGGTGCTGGGCAGCGGGGCGGGGACATGGACGAGCGACCGCTACCAGCAGGTGCTGCGCTACACGGGCTGGCAGTATATCGGCACTAAAGCGATCTGCGAGGAGATCGCGGGCCTGATGCCGCAATTCGGCTTCCTGTACAACGACGAGCAGGCTGGTCCGCGCAAGGCGATGGGCAAGAAGTTCCTGCGACCGCAAGTGCGGCAGAAGGCACTGGTGGGCGCGCAGGATGCGGACGAGATTGAGATGGTGCCGCCGACGCACCCGCTGTTGAAGATTCTGAACCGGCCGAACGAGATCGACACGTCGTGGTCCCTGCGGTTCAAGTGGTTCCTGTACGCTGAACTCACCGGGAACAGTTACCTCTGGAAGATTCGCAACCAGCTTGGGCAACCGTTTCAGCTTTACGTCATCCCGGCCCACTGGATGTGGGCACGCGGCAGCCAGGATCACATGGTTGCTTGGTATGAAGTGCGGCCATTCGGCGGGTACGGCGGGGCGCGCAGCATCCAGATTCCCGCGAACGACATCATCCATCTCAGCTTCCCAGGCCCCTTGAGCGTGATCGACGGCTGGAGCCCAGCGCAAGCGGGCGCGCCATGGTTCGATGTGGGGCAGTCGATGGACATTTCGCGGCTGGCCGCGTTCAAGCGCGGCGTGGTCAGTTCGATGATCCTCAGCCTCGATCCGCAGTTCGGGAACGTGAAGGACGCTGACCTGGACCGCATCCAGGCCCGCATTGATTCGCGCTATGCGGGTGAATCGAACTTCGCGCGGGCGATGTTGTTGCAGGGCGGAATTGTGCCGCACCAGACGACGCGGACGCCGCAGGAGATGGACTTCGGCGTGTCGGGCGATCAGAACCGCGACTGGCAGCTTGCCGTGCGGCGGGTGAGCAAGTTCATCGCTGGGATCAGCGAGGACGTAAACTTTGCCAGTTCGGTGAGTGCGCTGGCGAACTTCATTCGCGGGACGATCAAGCCGAAGCTGATGCTGGCAGGCCAGATTCTGACGGAGCAGCTTGCCAAGGAATTCGATCAGCGGGCCATTTGCTTCTGGCCTGACCCGACGCCGAACGACCCGGCGCAGGTGAATGCGGATATCCTGGCCGATTTCCAGACTGGGGCGATCACGCCGAACGAGATACGCCGGCTGCGTGGCCGCGAGCCGTATGAATTCGGCGGCGACGACCCATTCATGCCGGGAAATGTCGCGCCGGTGGCATGGAAAACGGGGGCAACAGCCGCAGCGCCGCCTGTGCAGATGGACATCGAGGACGAGGAGGAAGTAGAGCAATCGGCCGGACCGGACGAGGAGCGCGATGACTTCCTCGAAGTCGAGCCTGGCTACCAGCGCCCGTATACCACGCCTCACCCTGTCACCGACCCGCGCGTCAACGGCAGGCCCACGGTGCACAGCCTGCAGCCCAGCACGAACGGGCATAGCGTGCTGGTCAAGACGAAGCAGCTTCAGATGCTGGAAGTGCCGGACATTCGGCAGGAAGACCAGTATAGCTGCGGCGCCTGCGCTGCCATGAGTGTCGGGCGCTACTTCGGTGTTGGGCCGAAGAGTCTGGAAAGTTGGAAGGCGGCGCTGGGCACGACGCTGCAGCTATCGACACATCCGCAGGCCATTGCCAAGTTCCTCGGAGAACTCGGCCTGCATGTGGAGATGAAGGAGCGCATGTCGGTCGATGATCTGCAGCAGTACACAAGGCTGGGCTGGCCGGTCATCTGTTGCGTGCAGGACTACGGGAATCGGCGCGAGCCAGGGGCGGCGTTCGCCTACGGGCACTATCTGACGGTCGTGGGCGTTGGCTTCGGGCGCGTGTTCTGTCAGGATGCCTCGATTGATAACGTGATTGAGGACGAGGCGGACAACATCACGGAACCTGGGAAGATCATGGTTCCCTTCGATGTGTGGAACAAAGTCTGGTACGATCAGGACGTTGAAGGCACACCGTTCGAGCATCTTGGCATTTGTGTGGGACCGAAGGGGGAATGACATGCGTGCGATCCTGACATTGGCGTCGTTGTTGTTCATCGTGGCCGATGCGTCGGCCCAGTTTTGCGGTCGAGACGTGCGGCGCAGCCGGGAAGTGATCCGCGAGCGGCCGCGGTCGTTCGCGCCTGCGTATCAGCCGCAGTTCTCGCAGTCGTTCAGCCAGCCGATCGTGATCCCGATCTACATTGACCGGCCTGTGTTCCAGCAGCAGCAGTTCATCCCGCAGTACCAGTTTCAGCCGCAATACTCGCAGCCGAGCTTCCAGTACGCGGATCCGTATCGCGCGCCGCGGGTGATGGAGTTCTCGGCCACGTTCAGCGAAGGTCCGCAGTTCGCGCCACAGTACCAGCAGCCGGTGTTTCAGCCGCAACCGCAATTCGTGCCGCAGTTCCAGCAACAGTTCTCGCTGCCGTTCCAGTCATGCCCGAACGGGCGTTGTGGGGTGCGCTGATGCGAACGAAGTTCCGGGGCGTGCGGCGGATTCACAAACTGGGCAACCATGCGTTCGCCCAGGACGGGCCGCGCGTGGCCAAGCTGGCGAACATGGCAGCCGAGGACTCCACCATGGTCATCTCGGCGGTGATCTCGACGCCGGTGCGTGACCGCGGCGGCGACGTGATGGAACCACTGGGCTGCCTGCTGGAGCAATATGAGCGCAATCCGGTGGTACTCCTCGGCCACGGCCTGGGCCGCTTTCCCGTGGCCACCAGCCGCATCGGCGGCAAGTTGTGCGTCTTCCCCGAAAAGAATCGTGTCTGGGCAAAGGCGCAATTCCATGATCGGACGCAAGATTCAGTCGATGCTTATGCGCTCTGGCGCGACGGCCTTCTCAACGGCACGTCCATCGGTTTCCTTCCCGAGGAAGCGGAACAGATGCCGTTGACGGACGAGATGATTCCGCAAGGCCTGCATGTGACAAGGTGGCACCTACTCGAATGGTCGATTGTCGATGTGCCGATGAATCCCGAAACGGTGCGGCTGAGTTGGCAGGGCGACCGGATCGCCAGTATCTTGGGCCGGGGCTGGATTGAAGGAAAGCGCCCGATTTCGGATATGATGCGCAAAGCATTGCTGCCGCTGGCGGCCAAACCCAAGAGGAGCGTAGCCGTGTCTCACAACCCGCCGAAGTGGACGAAAGACGTGCAGGAATGCGTGAGCCGCAAGATACCCAAGCTCTTGAGCGAAGGCTACGAGCAGGACCAGGCCGCGGCGATCGCTTATTCCATGTGCGGGGAGAAGTCGGGCAACATCTCCGACGAGAAGCCGCCCGTGCATATCCAGTCGATTCACTTCAAGAAGGAGAAGTTTGCCAGCCCGCAGGCAGCCGAGGACTGGATGCGGGATAAGAAGGAATACCACGCCAATGACCCGCAGCATTCATCGAGCCACTGGATTTATCACCAGTTCCCGGAGAAAGAGATGGACGAAAACACGCGGACCGAACGGGAGTTGGATGACGGCGTTCACGTGGTCGAGGGCGAGCGCAAGGGCGCCATCGAGGACGCTGCTGGCGAACATCACCAGGGCAAGGCCGCGAAGCTACCGAGCGAGAAGCCGGAGCAGACGGAGGAGGAGATTGACGACACGATCCAGGACGACTTCGAAAACGACATGCGGCCGTCGGTGGCGTGGAAATCAACGGCGATTGAGTTGTATTCCAACGCGCGCGACCACATGGACAGCGCGGACTCGACACAGGACCATCCGCACGTTCGGCATATCGGCCGCATGCACGGCGCGATCCTGTCGCAGATGACCAAAGATGTCGAGAAGATCGACCCGGACAAGCACGACTTCGACGAGGGAGCTGGCCATTACCTGATGCAGGAAGGATCGTCAGGCGATGGCGAGAAGTCGGCTTGTGACATTTGGCAAGCGGGCCTGAATGCCGAGGGCATGGTGGACGGGCTGCACAAGGCCCTGGCGCTCGTGGCCAGGTTGTACAAGAAGTGCAGCTTGACACCTTCGGAGAAAGAAGCAGCGCAGCGGGAATACAAGAGCCTGAAGATGCTGATCGCGGGCACGAAGCCGAGCGAAGAGGCGCAGATTTCCAGCAGTGTGCTGGCGGAGTTATTCAAGCCGCTGGTGGACAAGGCCGAGGACATGGACAAGCGATTGCAACAGATCACGGGGGCCGCGTGATGCAAGTTGGATCGGACAGGAATAAGCGGATGGCGGCGAAGGCCCAGCAGCGCTTTGCCGCAGTGCTGGAGGAGGCCCTGCGGCCTGGCCAGTATGGCGAATACGGGGTCAAGGTGCTGGTAAAGGGCGGCGCGATCCAGAAGATCAGCCGCGTGATCCAAGACGAGGACACAAGGGAAGCCGATGGCGACAGTAATTAAGCCAGCGAAGGTTTCGCTGAAGATGATGCGCCCGCGGTGCGATGGCTGCTGGTACTGGACGAAGGACAGTCAGTCGCTGCCGGAGAAGCCGCGGGGAATGTGCCGGCGTTTCCCGCCCGTGGTGCTGGCGCCGGGGCCGCATTCGCTGCGCCCATTCACCGATGGAGACGACTTCTGTGGAGAACACAAGCCAGCCGAAGTATGACGACCAGATTTACCGGCTATGGGTGAAAGGGCCGGGAGATCGGCCTTGGCGCATTGAATGCGTTGGCTCGAAGGAATACTGCGACAGGATCGAAGCGAAATTGATTGCTGATCTTGCCAAGAAGACTGAAGTCGGATTAGATTGTAGTTGACCGCAGACACGTTGGGCGAACTTCGGCACCGAACCATCTCGGCCAGCGCGAGTACCCGAAATAGTGCTTCAAGCACGAAAGGGCACTCGCCGATGGCAACCCTCATTGACGAACTCAAGTCGCAAGTCGTGGAACCGCTCGTCAAGCGGATGGACGCCACGGACAAGAAACTAGCTGAGATCGAGAAGAAGGCGAGCACGCCACAATTCAACCCGTCGGCGGTGTTCGCCAACGCGCAGCCGTATGCCACGTCGGGGCCGCTGGGACTCGCTTCGCAGCCGTATTCGATCATGAAGATGGCAGCGCTGTGCCGTGGCTACCTATCGCCGGAACAGTGCAAGTTGGAAGTGGGCATCAGCAACCGGATTAAGGAATGGCTGGGCAGTTCGATGTACGGCGCCGGTGGCTGCGGTTATCACCAGCAGGCCTTCCTGATGCCGGTGTCGATGCAGTTCCTGCCGCCGGCCGAGACGACAGCGCAGGAATCGCTGGTGAAGGAAATCTACGGGCACTGCGTGAAGGGCTGGCAGGGCATCCAGGTTGACCCGGACGAGGCGGATGCGGTCGATCAGCGGGTCGGCGGCCAATACTACAAGCGGCGCTTCAGCAAGGCGTTGGGGTCGATCTCAGACTCGGCGGGCGGCGTGCTGGTCGGGTTCCCGACGCTGGGCGAGCTGATCGAGCTGCAGCGTAACCTGGAAGTGTTCCCGCTGGCGGGCGCGCAGGAAGTCGCCCTTCCGCCCAATGGGCGCATCCAGTACCCGAAGCAAACGACAGGTTCGACGGCGAACTGGATCGGCGAGGCGACGGCCATCACCGAATCGCAGCCCTCGACGGGCTACCTGGACCTGATCGCCAAGAAGCTGGGCGTATTCGTCAAGCTGAACAATGAACTCTTGCGGTTCACCAGTCCGACGACCGAAGGCCTGATCCGCATGGACATGGCCTTGCAGGCAGCCCTGAAGGCCGACTTGGCGATGCTGGAAGGCACGGGCGGCACGCAGATCAAGGGACTCATCACTTACCAGACGCAATCGAGCTGGACGCAAGGCAATGATTCGCTCATCGCGTACACGGTAACGGGCAACAAGTTCCAGCCGAACGATGCGGGCTTGATGGAGGCAAACATGCCCGATCAGGCTGGCGAGCCAACGGCGTGGCTCATGCGGCGTAACATGTGGTCCGTGATTCGCAACCGGCGCGCTGACTCAGTGACGACGGGCGACGCCGCGGGCTTGTTCGTGTTCAGCCTGATCCGCGAGGCGCGGGAAGGGATTCCGCTGGAGTTCGAGGGCATCCGGGTGGTGCGGTCGAGCCAGATCAGCAACACGCGCGGCGGGACAACGAACACCTACGTCATCCTCGGCAACTTCCGCGATTGGCTGATTGGGCGCTTCGGCATCATGGAATTCCTGCCCACGGCCTTGGGCGACACGGCCTTCCAGAATGATCAGACTTGGGTGCGCGGCATCCAGAACATTGACGCGGGCGCGCGTCACCCGGCGTCGTTTGTGTTTGCGGACAACATCCAGATTGCGTAATTCCTTCGGAGAAC